AGTGCGCTCATTCCAAGACGATCCGCGCGGGGTTCGCGTGATCGTCGGCAACATCACGGCCGCCGGGACGGGCCTCACCATGACCGCCGCCTGCCGGCTCGACATGCTCGAAAGTTCATGGACCCCGGCCGACAACGTTCAGGCCGTGCGACGCATCCGGCGCAAGGGCCAGACCCGCCCGACGCTCGCGCGCTTCGTCATGCTGAACAACAGTTTCGACGACAGCGTGGCGAAGATCGTCACTCGTAAAGCAAACACCATCGTCTCGATCACAGCCAAAGATAACTTGGCCGAGGCGATGGCGCAAAAAGATTGAATTTTTAGCTTGACAGCGCAAGCTAAAACGCATAGAAAGATATGCGCGGAACCACCGCTTCAACGGAGACGAACATGAAGATCATATTGAACATCGAGACGAACGATCCCGCCGACCTGAGCCGCATCGCCGCCGCTCTGAACGGCGAGGCCGTGACAGTGACAACCACGAAACCGGCGACCGCTCGCACGACCAAGGCGGCCGAAGTCCCGACCCCTACGCAAGTCGCCCAGTCTGCCGACACTTCGGTAGCTACTGCCCGGGTTAGTGCACCCGCATCGGCGGCTGTGACGGCACCCCCTTCTGAGCAGCCGGCAGCAGTTCCGACCGAGGCTGACCTGATTGCCGCTGGCAACGCGGCCGTCTCAAAGGTCGGAAACGGAGGCCCAGACAAGGTCAAGAAGTATATCGCCGAGCACTTCCAGAAGGCTGACGGCTCGCCCGGCACGCTGAAGCTGACGGCCGAGCCGCAGCGTGCGAAGCTGCTCGCCGATCTACAGGCCATTGGCCGGGGCGAGATCGCGCTGTAAGGCGTGGTGCTGGCACGAGGAGCGTATCCAGCTTTTTACGGGAGCTCGTGCCAGCTTTCAAAAACTCTAATATAAGGACTAGCAGCATGGTAGCCATAGATTCAGAACACGGTGATGCTACAAAACCTCTACGTGACTGGTTAAAAGAGCTAGAAACTACTGTAGGAGCAGAGGAGACGACACACGTTTTAGCTAGCTACGGGGTAGAAAGCGCAGATAAACTTCGCTTGTCTGATTTGCTCGACGCCATCGACAAGCTTTATGAGGCCGCGTGATGGAACAGCCGACCGTCAAACAGCACCTGACGTTCGGCGGCTCCACGGCGCACCGCTGGCTCCGCTGCCCCGGCAGCGCCCGACTGTGCGCCACGCTGCCGCCGCAGGCCGAGAACGAGCACATGGCGGCGGGCACGCGCGCCCACGCGCTGTTCGAGTTGGCGGTGCGCGAGCGCCGCGAGACAGTCCTAGACTTCGCAGGTGAGGCGCTTCAGCCTGGCTGGCCGGAGTTCGAGGCCGACGATGTCGAGGCCGTGCAGGTCGCGCTCGACCACGTCAACGACATACTGAACAAGCACCCGGACGCCGTATACTGGGTCGAGCGCATGTTCACCCTCGGGGAGGATGTCGGCGGGTCCGCTGATGTCGTGATCTACATCCCTTCGCTAAAGCTGCTGATCGTCATCGACTACAAGCACGGGCGCGGTAGGTATGTGAACGAGAACACGCCGCAGATGAAGCTCTATGCTTCGTGTGTTTTGTTCGGCATCACTGAACACCTCGTCGAGCGCGTGGATGCCACGATCATTCAGCCGCGCTGCCAAGTCGGTGAGCCGATCCGCACTGCGATCTACAGCCCATCCGACCTGATCGCCTTCAGCGACGACGTGGACGCGGCGGTGGCGGCGGCCAAGACGGAAGACCCGCCGCTCATTCCCGGTGATGAGCAGTGCCACTGGTGCCCGGCGGCGCACGTCTGCCCGGCACTGTTCGCCACGCTGCCGGAGGTATCTCGCGAAGTCATGTCGTGGGCGGGGACCGAGGCTCCGGCCGAGACCGACGTGGTGCTGACGCTCCCCTCGCCGGAGCAGATGCGCCACGACCTGACGAAGCTCGCCGCCACGCTGTCAGTGCTGCCGCTGCTTCAGTCGTGGATCGATGCAGTGGAGGAACAGGCTTCGGCGCTGGCGATGGCGGGGCACCCGCTGCCCGGTTTCAAGTTGGTCCCGAAGCAGGCGCGCCGGAAGTTCTCAGACGAGGACGCGGCCAAGGCATGGTTCGCCACCAACACACTGCTGGACGAGGATGACTTCGCCCCGCGCAAACTTCTGTCTGTTGCGCAAGCCGAGAAGCTGGTGAAGCAGACGGCGGGTAAAGACAGCGTCAAGGCGATGGCCGAGTTCGTCGTCAAGGAGAGTTCGGGGCTGAAGCTGGTCCCGGATAGCGCGAAGGGGGACGCGGTCAATCCCCTTGCCGTCGCCGAGGCCGGCTTCGCCTCGGCAGTGACGCTCTGAAATGGAGAACAAGATGTCGAACCAGATTGACCCTCGTATGCAAATTGGCCTCGTGCCGGAACTCTATGACCGCCTGATTGCTGGCAACCCGCCGCGCATCGGAGAAGGCGGGCTGGTGTTCTCGGGCGCGGTACGGTTGTCGTGGCCGAGTTTGTCGAAGCCGGCCAAGCCGATGACGGCCGGCGCAACACCAAAATATCAGGCCAGTGGCCTGTTCACTCATAAGAACGTTTCCGTGATCATGGAAGCTCTGAAGGCGGCGGTGCGAATGAACTATCCGTCCGTCAGCGATCCGTCCGTGATGCTGAACCCGCGTGACAAGAACCACCCGATGAAGGACCAGGGTTTGAAGGTCGCGGTCGCAGACGGCGGGTTCGAACCGATCAAGAAGACGGTGGCCGGATATGTGCCGGGCTTCCCTTTCCTGACGGCGAAGTCCACGCAGGCGGTCCCGTGCTTCCAGAACGTTGGGGGCCGCGTGGTTGCAGTGCTGCCTGAAGAACTGGACAAGGTGCTCTACGCCGGGTGCTGGGCCATGATGAAGCTGGCGATCATCAAGTCCACCAGCGCGGGCAACCCGGGCGTGTTCTTCGGGCTCCAGTCCATCATGAAGCTGGCGGATGACAAGCCGTTCGGCGGCGCGGGCGGCGGCGGCACGCCGGAAGACTTCGCCGGAGCAGTGGCGATCGAAGACCCGAACGCCAACGCGATCATGCAGAGCGCGGGCTTGACGCAGAACGATTGGGACGCTCCGAGCACGGCGGCTTCCACCGCCCCGTGGGAGTGACACCGTGAAGGTTCATCTCGACTTCGAGACACGCTCGGCCGTGCCGATCAAGACCGCCGGGTCCGTGCGATATGCCATGGACCCGACGACTGAAGTGCTACTGGCCAGGTGGTGCACTGAAGACGAGTGGGGCCGTGGCCCTGTGAATGGCTGGAGGCGGGGCGACCCGCCTCCAGTCGAGCTAATCCACGCTGTTGCGTCCGGCGCAACGGTGTGCGCGCACAACGCGCTATTCGAGCTTGCGATCTGGACCTATGTCTGCGAAGCGCGGATGGGGTGGGGCAAGCTGTCACCGCACCAGATGGACTGCACCATGGCCCGCGCGCACATCATGTCGCTGCTCGGGTCGCTCGACGGCGTCACCACACTGATGCGCGTCAAGCATAAGAAGAACCCTGCCGGCAAAGCGTTGATCGGCTTCTTCTGCGTCCCGCGAAAACCCGCGAAGCATGAAGACCCGAACCGCTTGTACTGGCATGAACCGGAAGACTACCCGGAAAAGTTCAATGAGTTCGACACCTATTGCGCCGATGACGTGGAAGCCGAGTGCGATGTTGACAGCACCCTTCCGCAGATGTCGGACAGCGAGCGCGACATCTATCACTTTGACTTGGTCGTGAACATGCGGGGCTTCCGGCTCGACACGCAACTGATGCGCCGAGCTGATGCTTTTCTGGACGAGGCCAAGCGCCGCGTCGATGTCGAGATCGACCGCATCACCGAGGGCGCAGTCCCGAAGACGACGCAAGTCCAGCGCCTGAAGGACTGGCTGAACGGCCGTGGCATCCCAGTGACAAGCCTCGGAAAGGGTGAGGTGGAAGACATCATTGCGCACGCTAGGCTCTTCGAAGACGGCCCGGCCGAGGCGGCTGTAGGGTTGCGGCGGCTCGGGGCCAAGGCAACAAGTCTGGCGAAGTATGGCGCGGGGCTGCGGTGCGTTGGCTTCGACGAGCGAGCGCGCGGGTTGCTCACCTACCATAAAGCATCGACTGGCCGGTGGGCCGGGCAGCTTTACCAGCCTCACAATCTAGAGCGCATCGACCCGGATGAAGACGGCCCGCTCGTCGAGCAGATGCTGACGATCCTCCGGGATGCGGGCTCTCCGAAAGACGCGGTGGATTGGTGCGAGTTGATCGGCTTGGTGCCGATGAAGGCCGTAGGCAAATGCACGCGCGCCATGATCGTTGCGGCGGACGGCCATGAACTCATCGGCTGCGACTACTCGAACGTCGAAGGGCGCGGGTCCGCGTGGCTGAACGACGAGCACTGGAAGATCGAAGCCTTCCTTGCCTACGACGCTGGCACCGGGCCGGACCTGTACAAGCTCGCCTACAGCAAGTCGTTCGGCGAGCCTGTCGAGAGCATCGGCAAGGGGCCGAAGCGCCAGATCGGCAAGGTGCAGGAACTGTCACTCGGCTACCAGGGTGCGGTGGGTGCGTTCATGAATATGGGCGCGAACTACGGGGTCAAGCCGGACAACCTCCTGGCAGCGGTGAAGCCCGCCGCGACCGTGGAAGGGTGGGACGCCGCTGCTGCGAAGTACGAGCGCAGCGCCAAGTTCGGCCTGTCGCAAGACCAGTGGACCGCCTTCCGCTATGTTGTTGACGGTTGGCGTTCCGGCCACCCGCGCATCGTGCAGGGCTGGTGGGATTTGCAGGACGCCGTGATCGAAGCTGTCTCGAACCCCGGCGAGATGATCCTGCTGTTTAACGGCCGCGTCCGTGTTTACTGCGCGCGGAACCAGAGCTTCCTCTACATCTACCTGCCGTCCGGTCGGCCGCTGTCCTACTTCCGCCCCCGCGTCAAAGAGACGAAGGAGGAACTGACGGACGCCTACGGTGACACATACGAGCGCACCCGCCGTCAGGTGATCGTCGAGGGCTGGGACAGCCGCCGCAATGCGTGGGGTGACGTGTCGCTTTACGGCGGGCTGGAGTGGGAAAACGTTGTGCAGGCACTGTGCCGCGATTTGCTGGCGCATGGCATGATGGCGTGTGAGCGTGCCGGCTACCCCGTTGTCCTGCACGTCCACGACGAAGGCGTGTTCGAGGTTCCCATCGGTCAGGGGGATGTGGCCGAGGTGCAGCGGCTCATGGCGATCCTGCCGCCGTGGGCGAGGGGGTTCCCGCTGACCAGCGCAGCTTGGCGGGATAGGAGGTACGTAAAATGAGAATTGTGTTTGAAGGGCACTTCGATAGCGTGCAGGACTTCTTTATTTACCAGCGGGATAAGCCGGCGCTCGGCCTAGGCAACTATCCGGTGTGTCAGATGTTCAGAGCTAAACGAGGTCGTGTGTTTATTCGAGTTCTTCTTGCAAAGCACCACTGCCTCGGGCGTTGACACGCGGCCGAAGTTCGCATATAAATCTATGCAATTAAGGAGACATGACATGCGACATAAGACCTACATGGACCTGGTCGAGCGGATGAAGGCCGAGCCCCGCGACTTCCCGCTCGATGAAATTTACCGTATCGTGTGCCGGCAGCCCCACCAAGACGGGCTTTCGGTGGATCAACTCCACAGCCGGTGCTCGCGCGCCATCGGGGAGGCTCGTCAGACCCTGAAGCGCCAGGGTTACGTGCTTGCGCTTGGCGAGCTTCGCCACAGCTATAGAGCCGTCAAGCGGAGCCGGTGAGATGTCAGTGATAATTGGAGATTGCCGAAAAATATTGGCGGGTATGGCTGACCAGTCAGTTCACTGTTGCGTGACCAGCCCTCCATATTTTGGGCTACGTGACTATGGTGTGGAGGGGCAGATTGGGCATGAGCAGACACCCCACGAATTTATTACAGAGTTGGTGAAGGTGTTTCATGAGGTGCGCCGTGTGCTACGTAATGATGGAACCCTATGGTTAAATATAGGGGACTCATACGCCAGTTATCGCGACGGCAAAGCAACGCCAGATACAACACGTGGAGATAGTATAGGTACACTGGTCCCCAAAGGCTCCGCCAGAAACCGAATGGCGTCCACGTTTAGTGGGTCTGATATAAAACATAAAGACCTGATAGGTATTCCGTGGATGCTGGCTTTTGCCCTGCGAGCCGATGGCTGGTATCTGCGCCAAGATATTGTGTGGCATAAACCAAACCCCATGCCAGAGAGTGTCAAGGATCGCTGCACCAAGGCACATGAGTATATTTTTTTGCTGACTAAAAACGAACGGTATCACTTCGACAGCGAGGCAATAAAGGAGATTGGCGTCATCCCTGCCGGGGTGAAAGGCGCGAAGGGCAGCGCCGAGCGCGTGGCACGGATTAGTGTTGATTCAAGTTCGCCGGAATACAAGGTTCATGATGGAATGCGCAACTGCCGCAGTGTTTGGACCGTCACCAGCAAGCCGTTCAAGGGGGCGCACTTTGCTACGTACCCTCCTGAGCTTATAGAACCCTGTATTCTCGCTGGATGCCCGGTTGGCGGCACCGTGCTAGATCCATTCTTTGGCGCGGGGACCACTGGGCTTGTGGCGCAGCGCCACGGCCGTGCGTTTGTGGGGGTGGAACTGAACGCGGACTACGCTGAACTGGCCAGGCAGCGCATTGCCGCCAACAGCGTGCAATGGGACTGAACATGACGATACTTGATGCCGCTATCGCGTGGGCGGGCCGAGGGTTCCGCATCTTCCCGATCACACCGGGGGATAAGGTGCCACCGAGGGGCCTAGCCTGGAAGCTCGAAGCAACCACTGACCCGGCGAAGATCAGGTCGTGGTGGGCGTTCGAGCCAAACTACAACTACGCCGTCGCTGCTGGTGAGGGCACGCTTATCGTTGACGTTGACGCGGCAAAGAACGGCTTCGCTGCTTTGCTCGATCTCGACATCCCCGACACCCTGACCGTGAAGACGCCGGGCGGCGGAATACACTTGTATCTGCACGGGCCTGACGTGCAGAACTCGGTGGACCGCATTGCCCCCGGCATCGACATTCGCTCGGCCGGCGGCTACGTCATCGGCCCCGGTTCGTTCTTCGCCGACCCCGGCGGCAAGAAGGGCTACACCGGAACCTATCACGTCACTAACGACAGAGCCCCGGTAGAAGTTCCCCCTGGCTTTGTCTTAATGTGCGGCGACCCGAAGCAGCGCGAGCACGGCCCGGCCGTGTCAGTGGATGAGCCGGACGACATCGTTTTCGCAATCCACTACCTGCTGAAGGACGCGCCGGTCGCCGTTGAGGGGCGCGGCGGCAACAACACGACCTACGCTGTGGCGGCCCGCGTGATTGAGATCGGTGTCTCGGCCGAGCGCGCGGCCGATCTCATGGCCGAGCACTGGAACGAAAGATGCCTACCTCCATGGAACCGAGACGAACTATTAGGAATTGTTCGGAACGCGGAGAATTACGCACAGCGTCGGCAAGGATCGGGAGGTGTCACGGCCGCTGCCAGTGATTGGGGTGACGCCGTCGTGCTGCCGCCGGCCCCGCCACCTAGCTCGGTCGGGAAGTTCGACAAGGTCTTCGCCAGCCGGACCATGACGCCTATCGACCAGATACCGGCGAGGGAGTGGATCATGCACCGACTGCTTCTACGCAACGAGGCCGCCGTCTTGGCGGGGCCAGGCGGTGTTGGCAAGTCCGGCTTCTCTTTGGCACTCGCCGCCCACGGCGCGGCTGGACGCAGCTTCGCCGGGTTCAACGTCAACCGGCCGTTCAAGACCATCGTCTACAACCTGGAAGATAGCCGCCATGAGATGGAAGCTCGTCTCTATGCGGCCTGCGCCGTCTATGATCTGGACCCGCGCGAGATCGAGAAGCACGTCCTGCTATGGCCCGGCCGCGAGCTTCGCTTTCGCCTCATGAACCGGGACCACTCGTTCGCCATGGCCGACATTCAGGAGCTTGCCCGACTGACGAAGCGCGAGGGCTTCGACGCGATGGTGCTCGACCCGCTGGTGTCGCTGCACCACGAGGAAGAGAACGACAACACGGCCATGGGCGAAGTGATGGACGCACTAAACGGCTTAGCTAGACTGGCGAATATCGCCGTCTTAGCGTTGCACCACACTCCAAAGTCTGTGCGGCAGGCGGGTTCGTCTGACGCCGTGCGCGGTGCGGGTAACATCGTGAATGCCGTGCGTATCGCCAGCACGATCTATGCAGCGGATGAAGCAGACGCAGCGCTCTACGGGTTCGGCGACGGCTACAAGGCCCGCTACGTCCGCATCGACGACGCCAAGCAGAACCTGTCAGCCTTGGAGACGAAGCCACTATGGTTGGAGAAACAGAGCTTCCCGCTGCCCTGCGGAGACACGAGCTACGCTCTGCGGATCATGGAGCCCTCGGCGACCATGGCTGGCGAGGCAAAGTTTATCGCCACGATCCTCGCGGCGCACATGGCTGCAAACGCGACAATGCACCTTGCTACTTATGACGCAGCCAAAGTGCTCACCGCGACTGATAACTACTTCCGTGATAAGGTGCCGGCATCCGGCGACTTGCGTCACGTCAAAGCCCTGATTGAGCTTCGGTTGTCACAGCCAGCACAGACAGATTCAGGGGAGACCCTGCGTGTAGTTGCCAAAACAGAACCGGGCGCACAAAGCGCCCGGATGTTCGTTGAACTGGGGTGAAGCGGTTACGCCTGCTTCACCCAGACTTGCGTGCCCTTGTGGACGTAGTCGGTGGTTTCGGACCCAGTCCCCCATGACGGTTCGTAGACGCCGTTGTCGCGGGGCGGGCGGTCAGCCTGCGCGGTGTCTTGACTGCTGACGGGGTCCACCGTCTGCCAACGGAACGCTTCGGCGTCCGACAAGATTTTTAGAAACGCACCGCCAGCCGGGATCATGTTGTCTAGGTTCGTCAGACGGGTCCAGTTTACAGGAGCCGCGATAGTTTGCGTGCCGAGTACGGTTCCCCCGGCGCTGCCAGGTCCGTCGCTTTTAAGAATCTGTGCAGTAATCGCCATGCTAAATTCTCTCTTAGTTGTGTTGGTGGGAGCTTATTTGCTGAATAATTGAAAAACTGAAATTAGTTTGCCAGTGATGGCCCCGCCCAGCATAGCAAGGCCAATTACGGCCCATTTTGCTCCTCTGGCTTGCATAAGCAGATCATGAACAGCAGTTACCTTCTTTGACATCTCATCGACAGCTGTCTGCATATGCTCAAAGTCAGTCTCAAGAGCGGTGAGCCGTTCTCTTATTTTCACGCTTTCTTCTTCCATCACCAGCACCCTGCAGCTTTCCCCCGCTCATAATGCACATCAATTCGCCGCTGTCCTTCAAGCGTCTTTGCCTGAACGGACAATAGGCTGTCCCGAATAACCCCGCAAGGGCGATCCACAGGTGCCGCGCTTTGGCATCCAGCTAATAGTATGATACATAAAATTGCTAACGCTCGCATTTGCGCGCCTCCCTGTTCCAGCGCCCAAGAGGGCAATCCAACACATCGTGTTCGGCCTTGTCGGCTGTGCCTGCCGCTGTCTCGTTCGAGCGCGTAATTTCAGCAGTCGCAGAAACTCTCCCGTATTCCACGAGACGTGACGCAGCGTATAGCACTGCCAGAATAGCCGCAACAACCGCCAAGGTTTTGACGGGGATAAACGGGATCATACGCCGTCCTCTCTTGAATGACGTGCTCGCTCGCGGATAATCCATACGGCAGCAGCAATCACGATAAGCCCAACGACTACAGCAGGCTGTCCCAGTAACCCTGTAATGGATTGCTGAAGGTCTTTGCTTGCGCTCACTGCATCTTGAACAGGCTTTAGCCCGTCGTTCACCGCATTAACTACAGATGTGACAGACGCAATACCAGCTGTGCCAGCTGCAATAACTGTGGTTGATTGTGTAACAGGCTTTCCGGTTGTGACGGGGCGCGATTCCTGCCCTTCATCTACTTCCTCGAGAGCCTCTTTGAATACAGACCAATAGCCTGCAATCAGTTTTGCACGATCCGTTCCGTTGATAATCCTGCGCGCATTAACAGGATCACACTTCCCACCCCCGAAGTAATCTTTGAGAGACTTACCAGTAAAAGCACCTTTTAACATGCCCTCGCACGCAATGTGTGCTGCTATCTTAGGGTCAAGAGCCAGATCAGGATTGTCGGCAATCGCATATAACTCATAGTTACGCCTACCCGTAATCTGAACAAAACCCCGTCCGCGATACTTGTAGCCATCGCCCTGTTGTGTGTTTCCTAAAGAAGCGCGCCCCTCATACTTTTCAAAGTATGACCGCCCGCCGCGCTCAATGATCGGCTTCATCGTTTGAGCCGTTTCATGATATGCAGTGGCGAGAACATATGCGAATTGTTCATTCATATTACTCAGATCAGGAAAGGCTTCCGCCAAAGCATTGCAGCCGTCCACAAAATCTTGAGACATGCGGCCACCCAAAATAGATACCCGCACATGGTCAAAAAACATAGAATTCAGTTTGATTGACATATTCGTTCCCTTTCTGATTAGCTATAATAGATCGATTATTTTATAGGCTCGCTTGGCCACGTGTAGTTTGATGGGTCAGTAATATTCTGAGGAAAGTCACGTAATAGTTGCCGATATGATGCCCATTCTGCTTTTTTTGCAGTAGGAATTGGCACATCAGGAAGCTGCGTCCAGTCGCAATTCATTAATTTTTCATTACGTTCTGATCGTAAAGCATTCCATAATTGTTGAGGTGGCTTAGGAGGTTTGGTTTGCAATAGCCCATTTGGAATGGCACCAATCTCAGTAATTTCAATATGATTACCTTGCGCATCATACCATGTTTCGCCGCGATGATCCTCAATCTGCGCCCATGCTAACCCATCAAAAACGCGCGCAAAGCCTGCCTGCGCATCTGGTGGAGTAATTAGCGTGCACTTTGCTGGAATAAGATATTGATCAAGTTGCATCGGATCGCGATCACTATCGCTAAGTTCAATAGGAGCGATAAATTCTCCCTGTATATCATAGCTATAAATGATCATGTTTTCTCCTTAATATTTAATACAGGCGAGCAACGCGATGTTGCGTGGGCGGGTTTCTGTGCCACCTGTTGCATTCGTCGTTAAAGAATAGCCAAATATTTGGCCAGCACTCCCAAATTGGTTTGCCCCATTTCCCCCTAAAAAGCTGCCTAAAGGAGAACTATGTGAATGTGACAAAAAATCATGATTTTGAAAAGATCCAAATAATCGCGAACTATCTACGCCCCGCCCATCATCCCATCCACGCAAAAATTCCCCACGCAAATCTGGAAGATTAAAAGTTGTAGACCCGTCCCCAAGACCAAAATAGCTCTGTAGAAATGAATGTGACCCCGACTGAGTGCCAGACGTATTTACACGAGAGCCTCCAATACTAGAAAGCAAATAAAATGTATTTGTATTTATTACTTCAACAAAGTAATCTGTTGTTATCAATAATCCAGCCGGCAATCCACCTGTTGTAGATAGGCGCAATCTTTCTCCACCTATAAATCCATGCCCACTATATGTAAATATAGCTGGATTTCCTATGGAAACACTAAAAGTTTTTGATGTAAACCCGCTGCTTGTTACAAGAGCATTAAATAATAATGAATAATTTGTTCTTGATATAGCGGCCCCGTTGGCCTTGAGCCAACCCGTTGGGGGCGTAGCCATAGCAAAAGGCATAATCGCGCCGGTCGGCACAAGAAACGCTGCATCAGCACGCGCAGATGTTCCTAAATCGAGGTTTGAAAACACGTTAGCCTTTTGTGCAGACGTCAGCCCCTGAGTTCCTATATCTGCACGCACTCGCAATCCAAGCGCAGAATCGATTTGTGATATTCCAGTTTGCACATCTGTTGCCGTAATGTTTCCAACAGGCGTCAACAAAATACCAGATGCACTCCCGGCAACGTAAGCATCAATCCACTGAGAACCAGTCCATAGGCGCATTCTTTGAGCAACTGTATCATAGTAAAGCGCGCCGCCCACAAGTGCATTGCCGTCATTATCGACAGTGGGGTTTGCAGCTTTCGCCCCCAAATATCGATCATCGAAACTATCATAGGCGCTCAATGTCTGGTCGCGCGCGTTTTCGGCCGCCGTCTGCGCCGCTTGAGCAGCAACCTTCGCCGCGTTCGCCGCGTCTTCCGAGGCTTTGGCGGCAACCGCGTTGTTGGTGATCGCTACCGGGTTACCAGCGGTGTCGAAAGACAGAATCTTTTGTGCCCGTTCAGCGGGAGTTGCAGCTATCTCAGCAACAGTGTCCCCGCCCACCGACGACAGCCGAAGTGCGCTGTTATATTTCTTCGCTAAACGTTGCGCAATCACTGTCAGACGGTCAAGCGCGTTATCGAGAATTCCTTCAAGTACCGTCTGCCCGGTAACAAAATCAACCGGTTGAATTATCTGTGGGTCGTTGATCAATGTTACTTTAGCCCCGGATACCGGAGCTACAGTGAACGTCACAGCCCCTCCTGTACTTACGCCGGCACCAGCCACTGAGTAGCTCGACGGCGCTTGTTGAATGCCGTCAACCCACGCGGTGATGTCCGCAGCAGTAAAAAAGCGAGCGGGAAACGGAAATGTCTTGGTGACGCCGTCGCCGAGATATGTGAACTCAGAAGTGCCTGCTTCTACCGGCATATCAGTGCCTCATATAGTTGGAGTTGCCAGTTAACACCTGCAACAGTTCTCTCATACCATAATAGCTCTGAAATGGTAGTGTGGCAATAGCCTGATTGACATCATGTTTAGGCGGGGTCTTACCAGAGGTTGTATCTGCTAAAACACGCCCAGCCGCAACCCCGCTATCAATAAGCCCAGCCGTTGGGCCGAGCACTGCGCCAAACGCCGCTGCGCTGTCCGACGCACGCGTTGAGGTTATACCGATGGCCCCCTTCCCACCAAGGGCGGCGATTGACGACTTCACCGGGTTGAACCGATAGTCGTAGCCCACCGCACCGGACACGCGCTCTACCCGGTTCGCAATGTCGAACAGCACAGGGAAGAACCCTGAACGATCCAGCCCCTCACCGATCAGGAGCGCCGGGTTCGCGGCCGTCTCCTTGACATACTTCTCCCAACGTTCACGCCCGCCGCGCCACGCCGCCAGATAGGACGTAAGCCCGCCCAGCATAGTCATAGTAACAAGGCCACCGATTAACCTAGCCTGCCCTTCCTGAAGCCCTCGAATCATGACGCGGCTGTGTGCACCTAGAGTATAGCCAGAGAACTGAATAAGCATCTTGCCAACGGGGTGGTTAGCAAATAGCGGGGCGTCTCCAAGCCCGCGCCGTGCTACAATGCTATTCACATCTGTGTTCATCGCGGCGCGGTAAACTCGGACGGCATTTTCAGTGCGGGCAATCTCGGCGGCCATGCCAGTCTCGTTGGCGTGCTGAAGCCACCGCTCCGTGTTGGCTACCCTGATCCCATCCACGACCTGCCCGTGCGCCTCGAATAATTTGGCGATGTCCTGCTGCGTCTCCTTGTCGATGCCTAGCATCCGAAGCAGGCGCTCGCCGTCCGACACCTTGCCGATGAACGAGCCGTCCTTTCCGGCATTACCAAGCACTGCCTCCAAGATACGATGTTGCGACAGAGTGGATGCAATTGCTTGCTGCGCATCAGTGAACGCATCGATTAAGTTCCAGCGAGATGCCAGACCTGTCGCCTTCTGCATGAACCGTTCGATCTGTGTTGTGCGGGTCAAGAATGGGTCAGCAATATCTCCATTCGCGGACTGAAGAGCGTGCGTGATGCGTTCTGTCACAAGCCCAGCCAACTTGGCTTCTTGTATAGATAGTTTCAGCCCTTTGCTTCCGGCGTCAAACATCTGCGCCAGCGCGTCCGGCAGGGTCCGCAGATATGGCATGATGCCGTGGACCATGGCGGGCCGGTAGAAGTCGGTCACGTTGGCGAGCAGCACGCCACCCATCTGCCGCAGATAGTTGAAGTGCATGAGCGAGCGCGACACGCTCGCGAAGTTGGTGTTGTTCACACTCTGGTTATAGGTTCCGCGAATGAGATCGCGCCCGGCTTTGGTATCAGTGATCGCCGAGGCTTCGTCTTGTGACAGCAGCTTCTGCGCTTCCAACTTCACCTTGTCCAAGGAAAGGCTTTCTCTGTACTTGCTGCGCCCGAGCAAAGTGTTCACCTCCGCCACGGATTGAGCACTGCCGACGGCGTTGCGGAGATCAGAATACTCTTGCGCAATCTGCGACAACTGATCACGCATGTCTGCGCGACCAAACCGGCGCGTCAACTCAATCTCACCGGCCATAGCCCGCGAGTATCGGTTCGCTACTTCGCGCACATCGTCCTTCAGCCATCCGCGTCCGGCGAGCAGTTCATCTGGTACCATGAACGTTCTGTCTTTCATCGGGCCACTGGTGATCTTCGTGACAAACGATGGGATGTCGTCTCGCTGTTGCACCTTCCCTGTGAGCTTGTCATAAATTTCCTTGGCTGCAGCCTTGCCCGCCGCCTCGAAGTCGTAAGCTTCGTTAGTCTCTCGGCCGAGCGCCTGCCGCACGCCCCACTTCGCGTAAAAGGCTTCGTTTCGCTTGCTCTCCCGCGCGGTGAGTTCACTCAGCCTGGCGTCAGCCCGCGCCTTCACCTCTTCGGGCGACAGCTTTGCAGCCCGCTCTTTCATCCGTGCAACGCGCTCGCCGCGCCGTATATTCGTTTCCGCTGCAGCTTCTGTTGCTGACTGTAAGACGCCTTCAATCTCACGCACAAGTGCTTGCGCAGCATCTAGCCCGGCGTCTCGCTCTGCCAACTTCTCCACGAGCCCGGCCATCCGTTGCTCTTGCGCCTTCAGTCGATCAAGTGCAGGCGCAGCCTGCTCTATCCCGCCTTCCCGCTCTGCCACTCGCGCGAGCCGGTCTTGCGTCCGCTCGATGAGTTGCTGGACCTTCATCGCTTCCTTCTCGACGCTCGCGATCTTCTCTCCGGCCTTCGCCACGGGATCGGCCTCTATCCGGTTCAACAGGTTCTTGGCACGGCGGCCGAACGCTGACAGGGAACGTTCGACCTGTGTCTGAACGTCGTCAATACGCTCGGTCAACTGCTCAAACTTGGCGGCTTTTGCATCGGGGTTTCGCTCCCGCAGATTGCGCATCCGCCCACGCAAGTCGGCGCGCCGCGCTAGGTATTCTTGAAGTGGCTCCCCACCCTGCTCCAGAATACGGCGCACTTCTTCCTGCGCAGCCTCACGGCTGGGGCCGTCTCCAGCACGAACACGCCCACGAGCATCTGTTAATTCGTCCACAAGATCATTCAAGTGAGTGTATTGCTGGTCCAGCATCTTCCCTTCGTTCATCAACTGGTCGATGCGCGCAGACCGCGCTGGCCCCTGCTGCGCCAGATCATCCGCTTGTTGCCTAAACTTGGCTGTAGCCACATCGTAGGCGGACTTCTCTACCTCGTAGACTTGTGACATGTGGTCGGCGAAGTGCCGGCCGATCACATCCATGAACTCGGGCTCGGACGCCAGGAGCCGGTCACGGTTATAGACGCGACTGAAATAGCTGGTCGCCGTTTTCACATCAAGATCGCCTTCCTCCAGCAGCCCGAGCTTCAGCGCATCCTTCGTGAAGTCGTCGAACAGCTTACGGTAACTCTGCGCCGCCCGCGAGACGAATTGATTGTCACTCACATCATTGTTGCGCATGGCGCGGCCAACTTCCTCGTAGAAGTCATCACGGCTCATACGAACGCCCTGCGTGCGCATCTCTTTATATGCAGTCTCTGCTGCCGCTCCCGCCTCGGCCTGCAACGCCGTTACGCGGGTGCGCGTTGCTGCTTCAACTGACACGCCGGTTGTTTCGCCAGCGGAGTGCATCGCGCGGTATATCGTGTTCTCGTATAAATTGTTTCCTATCTGCCGCGCTGACGCCGTATACCGTTGCGTTGCCCGTAGCACGGGGTTGAGCCACGCGGTAGCTTCAGTAACTTTGCTCGCCGCCAAACCTTCAACCGCAAGCTCTTCCCGCGTGCGAGCTTTCTGTACAGGGTCAACAAAGAACGCGCCGTCTGCAGTGTCAGCGCCGCCAGCAACAGGAGCACGCTGCTCCAGAACCTGCGCAGGAACGAACTCATTTGGCTTGGCTCCTGACTGAATGTTCGCGATGTTTTCGAGCGCCTTGGCAGTGGTGATGCGCTCGTTCTTCCCTAGCACAGCCGCAACACCCCCGCCGAGAAGTGAACCCATAATCGCCGCTGTGCCGATGTTGACAAGGCTCTCTTCAGACGAGCGCGTTTGCTGCGATGCGTGCAGGAACCCCTCGGTCACAGTTTGTGTCGCCGCAGCAGACGCCCCAGCCATGAGAACCGATCGGCCAACAGACCACGCCCCCTTGGCCCCCCGAACCACAACCGAGCCTGGGATGAGCGCGGGGGCGTCAAACACACCCGCCGCTATCTGCGCGAACGTTCCAGCCGCCCCAGCCGCCTGAAGTGTTTCTCTATCGCGCTGCTCCATCTCGATCTGTGACTTGACTGCATCGGCCCTGCGCAAGTTCAGCACCCCCATGAAGCTATCTTCATAGCCCGCCAGGTTGTGCTCCTTGATGTAGGCAACGGGATCGAATGCGCCGTCGTCTTCGTTATCAACCCCCAAATCTTTCCGTGACATTATCGACCCGACGATGTTGTCCTGCCGGAACGCAGCGGCCACGACGGACCTGTCTGTGATCTCTTGCGCCTTTGCCAGCGTTTCGGGCGTATCATAACCTGCTGTATCTGGCCGCGCCGGAATTTTGGTGTAGTCAAAGTATAGCGAGTTTTGCCCTGCTTCTTGGTCAAGTTGCTCAAAGGTCTTGAACGTCATCTCCGTTTCCTCGTGTCCGCAGCTTTCTGAAGTTGCATGATCTCGCCTTGTAATCGCATGATCTCGCCATCAATAAGATTGCGGTTCTGCTGCGCAATGTAGGGGTTGTCAGCCGTTTCCAGTTCCTTCATTCGGTCGTTCAACCGTGCGATAGTATCCTGCCGCTGTTTTACTTCACGATCTGTGCCGCTCTGAAACGATTGACGATCACTTCGCTCTTTATCCTGCGACGCGTGCAGCTCCGCCGCCTTGGCAATCTGTTCACGCCGGGACTGCTGTTCTGGAGTCTCTGCGAGCTTCTGCTGATAGGGCTGAAGCGTAACACCCATACCGGCTTCGTCATAGAATACTGAAGGCGATGCTGCTTCTGCCGCAGCATTACTCGCCATAATACTTTTATTTTTATCAGCAATATAAGTGTCAACGTCTGGAAAGAACGCTCCATTCACCGCTAGCATATCTTGATCCGGTGTTTTTGGCATCACCGTTATCATATACGGCACAGACTGAAACGTGGTGCGTTGCTGCAGTCGTCCGCTATCATCACGTGTTACCGTTGCGGGCTGACCGTTGAACGCCGCCCGTGTGCTGACTCCATCGCGCTCAACAGGGACAAGCACAATTTGTGATGGATCGATCTTAACGCCGAGTTGGTCTTTGACGACGCCAGCCGCCTGCTCACTGATCCAACCAAACCCGTCTCCGCCCGTGCCGGCGAGTTTCGGAAGTCCTGCTTTCGCAGGAGGGTAGCGCATGAGCACCCCGTTTTGCACACCAAACTGTTGCTGAACTCGCATGTCCGCGAACGCTAGAGCTTTATCTGGGTCTCTAAAGTTTTCAAACCCTTCAGTCGCGAACTCGGAGTATATAGACGCCATAGCCGTGCGCTGCGGGCCTGTTGGAAGCTGCACACTGAACGGCGCACTGCTGAACGGGCTCCACGACGAGAAGCTGGAGCGCAGCCGCGCGTCGATCTGGTCCTGCGACAAGCTCTGCTTTCTGAACTGTTGAAGCTGCTCCTGCCTGACGGGGTCGAGCCGGGTCGTATCCCGCGCGTCTGCCAGAATGCGCTTGACGGCCTGATCGGACGACAGGCCCATCTGCTCGGTGAGCCGCCGGTACTCGTTGGCGTTCTTCTCCAGGTCAGCCCCGCCATCGACGCCAGCAAAGGCATTCGGGTTCTGCCGCATCATGTTGGCGGCCGTGGCAAGCCCTGCGCTGACGCGCGCCGGGTCTTCTGATACGATCGCCCCGCGCATCGCCGTGGCGAAAGACGGCGGCACGATGCCCGTGCGGTCAAACACTGCCGCTGCCACCCCCGCTGGGTCAGCCCCACCTTTTACCGCCCGGTCATAGAACGCCTGCACGCCGTCGCGGTGGTCCTTGTCGTAGGGGTTCGCGACCACGCGCCCGCCCTGCATGAGCGACAAGCCGCGCCCGTAATCCTCTTCTCCCTTATTTCGATCTTTAAGGACGCGCTCAGCTTTCTCTATATCGCCAAAATCCGATAGCAGACCAGATTGTCGTGCCGCGCGGTATGATGACTCAGGAGCTGGCCCCTCTTTCAAGTCGATATAGAGTTGATTTCGTTTTGCTGTTTGATCCGCCTCGTATTGTGCCGCGCGCTGCTGCTCCTGCGCGCTCATCTGCCGCCGCGCAGTTTCTTGCACGGACGCAGCTTGCTCAGGTGTTAGCGCAGCGGAAGCTACGGTGGCGCTGGCATAGCCATCCACTTTGCGTCGCCACACGTTGACGAACGCAGCGCTGGTGACAGTGTCCACGCCCCCTGGAAACTGAGCTTTAACATCTGCCGGAATGTTTCCCCAGATTGCAGCTTTTGCCCAGCTTTCACCTTTCTCTTTACCCTCCGCCGTGGACAGCATGTTCTGCCACGCCGGAGCGTTCGGGTTCGCCATGTGTGCCGCGTAGCCGGCGACGCCCTGCTGGTGCTGCATGTAGAGGTCAGTGGCAGTGGGGTCACGTCCGTATTTCGTCTTAAAATCTGCCGCTTCAGCTTTTATTTTACGGGCCGCAGCAGCGGCGTTGTCCTCGGCACTCCAGATATTTCCGCCGCCATACTTGGCAAACTCAGCATCTGACATCTGAAACAGCCCCTTGTAGGAGCCGGTTGCGGCTCCTGGGCTGCCGCCGCTTTCGATCTGCGCAAACCGCCGCATCATGGCCGGATCAAGCCCGTTGGCTGCTGCGGCTTTGTCCACCGCCGAGTCCACATCCGGGGAGAACGTTGGCGTTGGACGCTTCGCCACGCCTTCCGGGTCTTTCTGCGCACGCGCAAGTTCGGCCGTGTAGGCAAGCCCGTTGCGAGCTTCGGCCTTCAGCCGTTCTTTTTCGACCGGTAGTAGCGTGGACTTGTCAATGAGATCGGTCTGCTGCTTTACGAACTGCTCGTAGGTCAACGGGTTCTCTTGAACCTGAAGCCCGGCCTTGCGCTGCTCTTCAGTGAGCGTCTGCTTGGTATTCGTGTCTTGCTGTTGAAACTGATCCTTGAATGCCTGCGATGTGCGCCCGGCGATGAACCGATCTACCTTGACCTGGTACTCGGCGCGGGCCTGCTCCGGCAGCGTCTTCAGCCACTCGTTCATGCGGGTCTGAGTTGCCGTGCGCGAGCCCTGCCACCAGCCGTCAGCCGTCCCGTTGATCCCGCGATACCGCTGCTCGTAGTCGGTGTTATCCTGCTCCTGGATTTTGACGAACTGATCTTCGTAGCCGAACTGCTGAAGCTGCTTCTGGTTCGCGTTGATCTTGGCCGCCAGCGCAAGACCGGCGTCCCCAAGCCCGCTGATCGCCCGGCCGATGTCTGCCTGCCCCGCCGCGATCTGCCCACCGAAGGTGTCCGACGTAGCTTTCTCAACAATGAACTGTCCGGTCGGGAGTTCACTTCTATTCCCGGCAGTCATGATGTCAATCGGAAGTCGAGCCATATTGCGTTACCCCTGGTATAGCTTTGAGAACCCGGACAACAACGACGTGCCAGCACCGATATACGCAGCCGTTGACCTTGCCTCTCCGGCGAGCAGTGCGTTTTCGCCTTCTGCACGGGATGCAGCAGCGCTCTGCCGCAGCCCCTGCGCACGAAGATTGCTGTCGTAGAGCGCGGTCAACTGGTCAAGCGCGCCCTGCTTCTGCACAGTGTCGAGCACATCGCTGACGCTGCCGTCCAGCTCAAGCCCGCTTTCCAAGCCGGCCGCGCGGGATGCGGCAAGCCGCTGGCGCGTGCGCATGGATATTTCAGTGGCCTTGGCCGCGCCCTGATCCTGCGCAACCTTTGCCTGCGCCTCTTGGACCTGCGCATTGTACTCTGCGGCCCGCTGCTGCGCCTCGGCCGCCTGGCTTGCGGCCTCGCCTTGCTGGATCGCCCCCACAACCCCGAGCGCGACAGAGAAAACTGGAACAAGAAAAGCCATCATGTCACCCGTGCATACATTGAATAGTCAACCCCGTTGCAGAACTTCCGCATCACGCCCTCGTGCTTGAAGCCGAGAAGGCGCAGCCAGCGATGCCCCGCTTTGTGGTGGCGTTCAGCATACGCTTCGATGCGCGGAAACTCAACCTCCAATTCCTTGATCTGCCGGAGAACTTCTCGCGTCATAGCTGGCAATGCCGGCCCGCAGTCCGCCCCGAGATACCCCCACAAAACGGTGCGTCCCGGCCACACCGGATTATGTCCTCCCACCGCAACTAGTCTATTGTCTAGTCGCACGGCCCAGGCGGGGCCACCGGAGACCAAGCGGAACAGATTCGTAGCGGTGAGCGGGGCTTGCCGCTCCTGCCCACTGTGAGGTTCTAGCTCCAGCGCCATGAACGGGCGCACATCCTGTGAAAACTCAATCATTAATCTGCACCCGCAATATGATTGCCACGAGAGTGGCGGGCAGCGGCATCCGCTGCTCGAAGCACACATAGGCGTCTGTCTCGAAGCCGCCGGGGAACTGGAGCGTGTAGTCCCCACTGTAAAGCGTTGGCGGAGTTCCCACCGGCTTTCGCGGGTCCAAGGTTCTTATCTCGTCCATGCGCTCAAAGTTCGGGCCGACGCGCCCGCCAACTGTTGACTGGAGGCGCAGCCAGACTTCGGCGATGCCCTTTCTCGCTGTCTGCGATGTGCCGCCCCCGCCCTGCACCTCCAGCCGCATCGTCTGCATCCGCGACACGAACCGATAGCCGACATGGACGAGAGACCCGGTGCGGTCGAGCGTTACCTGGCCGCCGACCACCGTCTTGTCAGGGTGGTTTGATCCGTCCACGCAAATGCTGACGGTCTTGCCTTCCATATGCGCAAGCCCCGTGATGACGTTCGCGGGTGCTCCCCGGTAGGTGACGCTGCAATCGACATGCACCGCTTCGGCCGCGCCTTTCTTCACAAGACGGTAGTCCGTCATGTACTCAATGCTGCGCTGCGGCTGCCCGTTTACCGTGCGCCGAACAATGAACCAAGCGTCGTCAGTGCGGCCGTCCGGCGACGGAATACTCTGCACGGCCTCTACGACCGCGTCTCCGCCAATATAGTGAGGCGTCCATGCGATGACGCCACGCTCGCGGTTGAACACGAGAGACGCCAGGGTTCCGTCAGAGAGCACGCACCACACGAGGCTATCGCGCTGCTGCTGATACGCCCAGTCCACGATGTCGCGCTGCTCCTGCTCCGTGTCACCGAGGACTTCCGATCCGTCGAAGATGTGCTCTGACAGGACCGTGATGTCCTCGGCCTTGTAGCGGTCAATGGTGAAGTCGAACTTCATGTCGCGGATGCGGTGGCCCGCCCGTTCGACGAACAACACGCTCTCGCCAACGCGAAGCGGGCGAAGTAGTCGAGAACCATATTCGGTCTGCGGGACGTTCTGCACATTCGTCGCGCTGTAAACCTGCTGTGTCGTCTGCTCCCCGAGCGCCAGTTCGGCGCGAGCCGAGCCGATCACAAGCGTGCGCGATTGCGCAAGCCAGCGGATATTATCGAGCTTGTCGGCCGCCAAGGAGAGCGACATGGCAGTCTCACTGGTCACGGCCCCGGCGTCCTTGCGGGCGAAGTTGGTGAACGCTCCGACGATGCTGTGGAACACCTGCTTGCCGCGCGTGTAGGTCAGCCGCTCCTTGAAGAACGCGATGCCGGTGGGCCAGCCATAGATGGATGAGAACTCGCTGAACGCCCAGCGCCGTGTGCTGGCGGACACCACCTCGTCGGGCAGGCGAGACGTTACTTGAAGCTGACACGCCAGCCCATTGCTTGTGACCGAGAGTATCTTGCCCCAGCCGTAGCCCGAGTGCAGATAGCGCCACTTCACCGCGCCGTCAAAAGCGTCGCCATCGGTATGGGTCGGGACATAGCGCTGCGTCTGATCGCCGGAGGTGTAGGTGAATGCGTTCTGCGCCTCGTAAACATTTCCTGCGTTGCGCACTTGGTTGCCGACTCCTACACTCTTGTATGTCTGATACGGCGGTACCGTGGAGGGATTAAAACTGTTCAGGATCAGCAACGATCCGACGTGGCCCGGCTTGAACAGCGCGGAACTGGCCGTGATCGTGACTATCCCACTGACCGCGCTGGCCTGCATCGTCAACGCGCTGTCCGTATTCACGTCGCGGAACGGGCCATCTGTAAACTCTTCCGGTGCCAGCGTCCAGTCCGTCGCCCCACGCCGAGACAGCCGATACGGCGGATATTTGCCTTCCGAATGCACGATCCACATCACGTCGGACGACTGAAGCGTTCGCAACGCGAACGTCCCCTCCGCAGTGACAAGGTCAGCTTCGGAATACGGGGTGGCGATCTCGTATGGCACCGCGTCGTTCAGAAGCCGCCCCCGGTTCGCCCAGAACCGCAAATACAAGTCGCCGAACTCCAGGATGTAAGCCTGTCCGGCAGAGAACACAAAGTCGGCCAGCCACGCCCGCTTTGCGCCGAACTTCGCCAAGCCAATGTGCCGCGTTCCGCCGCGCCGCCGTGCCGGGCCTTGCACAGTCGGGATGAAGTTCGTCAGCGTCTTGCACCCAGTGAAGTATTTGTCCTGGTCCACGCGCCCGTCCAGCAGCGGAGAGAGTTCGCCGCCGTTGAACGACGTGAATATCGGTTTTGCTCTCGGCATCAGTATAGCCTCGCTGTAATCCACGAGTTGTCAGGCATGTTCTGCGGCGGCATCTGGATCGCATTGGACTTCTTGGCGCGCGCCAATTCCTTCTGATACAGTTTCTCCGCGAGCGAGACCATGCCTTCAGATTTGGTCAGGGGCATTGCAAGCACCACAGCGAGCGCCGCCGATACAGCGTTGCCGAAGAGCGGCGTCCATATCGTGGGATCGCTCGACACGTCCCGCAGGTAGGCAATGTTCAGCGGCGCGGTCAGGTCGGTCAGTATGGCCCTGCCCTGCATCTCATAGACCGGGACAGGGTTTACATCCACATGCCGGGTGACGGAAAATACCCATCGCCCGTCGAGTTCCACCAGACGAACGAAGTCGGACGGGAGGTTGTAGGCGTGGGCGAACTTGAAGATCGGGGCGGTGAGGTTTTCCGGCAATGCAGTTTGCTGTTTTGCAAAGAACCAAGCGTGATTCTCAAGCTCCCCGCGCACAACCTGGTCATACACCTCCTTCGCCTGACGCGCGCTCTCGGTGTCTTCGTCGGGGTCCGCGATCAGGTTTGCAGAGATAATCCGCAGCCCGTTGTTGATGACTTGTGTTCTCGACAGCATGCCGCACTCCCAGAAGCATGAAAGGCCGGAGCAAATGCCCCGGCCTTTGCAGAGATAGCTCTACATCGAACCTTACGGCCCAGCGAACTCCAAGTCAATAACCAGCTTCGCGCCCGCCGTGGTCGGAAGGTTCGCGGTCGCGACAGTCAACAGAACTTCCTCTTCGGCGGTGGCCGCAGCAGCAGCCATAGCGACAGCGGTGCCGAAGAGAGTGGGCGTATCCACAGCAGTGAACACCGCCGCTGCGCGATACTTACCAGGTGAAACCGCGTTTCCTATGGCCACGGTGCTAGTGCCGAGTGATACGGACGAAGTGATACGGCCTTCAATAAAACGCATACCCGCTGGAACTCTACATAGTGACACTGTGTCAGCTATGGTAACACTCGTGCCGCTTTGTGACGGCGAGAGTTTTGGGGCGTCGAGATTAACGGTAGCTCGATAAACCCGCTTGCGCCCGCCAAGGGCCTCATCGCCGGGAGGGGTTGGTGGGGTTGCGCCGGTGAACTGCTGTTCGTTTGAAAGATATTTTGCCATTACGGTGACTCCAAAAATTAGATTAGCAGAAGTTAAGCTCGGACTTTAATGGCTTAAGCGCTGTTGCAGGCAATCTGAACGATCTTCTTCTCCTGCGTGCGGGTGGCACCGGCGTTCATCTCGGCCCACACCTGCGTGTTGTAGTTCTTGTCGGGGCGCGGGTCCACGCGGGCGTCCAGGTTGCCCCAGCGGCCGAAGTGCATCCCGCTCTCGATCCAGACCGGGATATACCGGGTCGTGGACGCCAAGCCGCCGGGCGCAATCGTTGCCAGCGACAGCGGGTACTGCGCGCTGACGCCGTCCGTCATCGTGGCCTGCCACTCGACGTGGACGAAGTTGAACCCCATGAACGACGTGATACGGCCATCTTCGAGAACCGGCTTGGTGTTATAGTCCATATTCGTGACCTGAAGTTCGCCGAGCAGGTTGTCATGCTCGACGGACGAGATTGCGCAGTAGATTTTCTCCCGCGAAATGTCCACGCCGGCCGCCATGAGCAGGCGCTTGGCGGTGCGGAGCTTCGGCACGTTCATGCCGGAGTTTGCGCCGCCGACGTTGACGCCAACCTGCTGCGTGCCGGGGAACGAGACCGTGGTGAGGCCCTGTTCACCGACAGCCGAAGCGCCGAAGAACGCCGATCCGATTTCGTCGTCGGCTGCACGGCCGATCGCTTCGGAGATGGCGGCGGTATAAGCCGACTTCAGGTCGATGAGCATCCGCGCCACGTCGATGTTGTCGATCAGCGTGGACGAGGTGAGCGAGTGTGGGTAGACCCACCGACGATCACCGGGCACTGAGAGGTGCGGGGTGTCGGTGTGGCGGGCGCGGTCACGGATGACGCCGATAGTACCGATCTGGTCAACGACGGAGCCGGACTTACCAGTGTATGTTCCTTGCTGACAGAGGCCGGGAAGCTTCATCCCCTGCTGCTGAAGAAGTTGCTCGACGTTGCGTGAGAACTGAAGAACGTGATGTTGCTGGACGGTGTAAGACATGATTGAACTCCCGCGAGGGGTTGAGGTTTCCTTGGTGTCGCGGTTATCCAGCACATGCCGGGCCGACATTTGTCGGGGCTGTCGGGTTATGGGCTTGTGCCTTTGGCGGCCGTCAACCCCGACGCTGTTCTCCGTTGTAATACTGCGTTCGCAAGTTGTCAACTAAATGAAAAAGCGGGCCGAGGTTTGAACCTGGCCCGTTAGTTTCAAGGAGGAAACGCCCTTGGAGGGCATGTCGTATATATCAGATTTTGGCGTTCACTGCAAGCTTTGCAAGTGCGTCCATCTCTTCGATTGCCTGCGCGCGTACTTTTGGATCGGCGTGTGAGTAGCGCGCCATGAAGTTTGGGTCTCCTCGAAGCTGATCCATCTTTTGGTTCGCCGCTGCCGGAGACAGCGTGCTGAAGCCCGCTGCTGTCCGCGTCTCGTTGTTAGGGGGCTCTGCTTCCACGTAGTTTCGTCCGAAGAACTCAAACATCTTTGCAGCAGCGGCGGGGCCAAGCGCACTTTCAACAGCTTTAGCTTGCGCTTCGGTGATGCCCGCTGCCTTTAGCGCGGCTTTCGAGACTTCGACCTTCTGGTCGAATTGCGCACCCCACTCTTTCTCGAGCCCCTCGACCTGTTGTGCGTGCTCAGTTTGCACGCGCTGTACCGCGTCCAATTCGAGCGCCTTGTAGCTCTCGGTGACAGCCTTCGCTTGGTCGGCGGTCAGCCCGGCTTTGTGGAACCAGCCCCGCGCAGCGTTCGCGAACCCAGGATCGGCACCGTCAGGCAAGTCGATCTGATAGTCGTCCGGCGACTTCGGCCGCCCGAGCTTATCGTAGATTGCGTCAATAGCCGCCTTGTCGTTCGCGTCTTTAGGAAGCATGACAGTGCGGCCTGTTTTGTCCGCGCCGAACAACTTCTCTAGGTTTTGGTAGCTTTGAAGGATGGCGAACGGATCGGTGTCGGCCTTCCAACCTTTGCTTTCCGCCCACGCTTTGTCCTCGGGCGAGAGCTTCGAGAACCACCCGTCCGCCTGTTGCTGCTGGCCGGTCTGGCCGGTCTGGCCGGTCTGGCCGGTCTGGCCGGTCTGGCCGCCAAACACAGACGTAGCCCCCGCACCAGCTGCACCGGCACCGCCAGTAGCCCCAGCGCCTGCATCACCGCCGCTGGAGCCTGCTCCAGTTTCTGGCGCCCGTAGAACTCCTGCGCTTTCAAACACACGCTGATGAATAGTCATAAGTTTTCCTCCAAGTTATGGCGGTCTTCGATCGTAACGCTCAGCACTCGAGCGAGAAGGTCAAAAATTTCGCGCCGCCCGGCCGCCCGCGCCATCGCGAGCGGATCAATAGTTCCTGTCACTGACGACACAGGTGGCCCGTATCGCCCGTCTCCGTTGCATTCGCGCCGCAAGTAGGCGAGAATCAACTGAGCATTCTTAGTCAGCTTTCCGTCGGGCCCAATGCACATAGCGCGCAGCGCCTGCTGACGGACCCGAGCTTTTGTTTTCGGGCTTATCATGCAATAGAAACTCCAAAATACGCACCCTGATTCTTCTCTAGAGTGACTTGACTGCTTGGGCGGTTATTCCAATTCTCACTTGTTATGATGATTTCGGATATGTATTTAGCAGGGCTATAGAGTGTTGAAGGTTGTCCAGACCCGATGCAGATATAATTGCCTGCTGCTAGGTTTCCTGTCTCGCGTGATCCTCGATTGATATTCCTCATACCTTGAAGGTAAAGTTCCACGTTCAAAGTTGACCAAGACGCGGTTGCAATCTGCAAACTGTTCACTGGCCACACAGTGCCAGCCGACCACCCATCATTGAACATGATCTGAGCGTTTCCGCTACCGCCAGCATTACCAAACCCACGGCCGTATTGTCCGGGGCTGTCATTAGAGACAACGCTGTTTGCGCCAATACCCTGTAGATTTACAACCGATGATATAACCTGCGGGTTGTTTTGTAGCATAGTTGATGAAGAGACCATCAAGTTGTCATTCACGCCATCAAACCATAGGCTTGGCCTGCCGTTCTGTTGCTCAACAACGCCCGCATTGACGATGCGCGGCTGATTTTCCGCCGTGGCTTGCGTGGCGTTTATCTGACCTACCTGACCATACCATACGGTTACAAAACCGCTACCCGCCCCGACGAACGCCAAAAGACCTGTTGTGTCGAGACCACCGGTTGACGTGAAGCCGATGTCTTGCTCAAAGTTATCGGATGACCGCCGCACGCGAATGGCTGCACCGGTGTGTGCCGTGCGTACCTTGCGCAGGCTGAACGCCGCCGTTACGGAAAGCCCGTCAAGCGGGAGGATGTTGGTGGTCAAAAGGCTACCGAAGAATGACAGGCCAACGCCAATGCCTACCGACATCACACAACCCCCGTTATTCCGCTAGCTGTCGTTCCCGTCGCCAAAACGCGCCGGACACGAAACGCAAACCGCCCGGCTGGCAACGTCAATACAACGGTTGTCCCGTCAACTTTCATCAACGCTAGATTGCCGCCGACAGCAACCACGATTTCCCGCGTATCTACGCTCAAATCTGCTGCGTCATTCGGCGTGATAGGAAAATAATCTTCAGCCGTACCGTAGTCGCTTTTGCTTCGTCCAATCGTAGCCATTTTTATATTCCTCCTGATGCGCCTGGGGTTAACGTCTGCGCTTTGGCGGACAACATCTGTGCCTGCGCAAAATCCTTGGCCGCAGAAGCAATGCCAGGTGCGGCCACAACCGCTTGCTGAGCCGCAGCAGCTTGCTGATCTTCCTGCGCCTTCTGCTGCATCTCCGCCTCGTCGAACAGAATGTCCGGCGGCGCGCCGTTGATGTCGGCCATGCGCTCCAGCGCGCGGCCGGTGTTGATCTTCTTCATCACGCCCTGGTCGAACTGCGCCATCTGCCCTGCAAACTCCAGCGTGCGCAGGATGCCGACACCCTCTTCCGCCTTGATCGCCCGCGTCAGGGGGCTGTCGTATTCGATGTCGAGCCCGCCGTCGTGGCGGAGTTCATCCGGCAATTTGTCGGGTGAGATCGCCCCGGCGTGGGCCAATATATCAATCTCGCGCTCAATAATCGCGCCCAAGAACTCGGTGCGCAACCGCCCGCCGATAGGCCCGAGCAGTGCGCCCTTCTCTTGGACGAGTTGCATGACCTCGGTCGCGGTCTTCCGGTCAGAGCCGTTCTGGACGAGCACCTGAAATAGATTGACCAAGAATGCGCCGTTGATCGCCTGCCGCCGCTGGTCCAGCAATTCGAGCGTGAAGCCGGTATCGCCCTGCGGGCGCAGCGGTTTGATGCGGTCCTGCCCGTCCGGCGACAGATAGCCGTAGTTGATTGCCCCCGGCCGCACGGCGAACGGGTCGAGACTATCCGCGTCAACCGCCATCCACGGTGGATCGGTCACAAGCTGGCCGTAGCGCAAGCTCGTCTTGACCATCTCCTGAAGGGTCAGGATGTCAGAGAGCGCATCCTGCGCCGGGCCGCGCGCATAGATTTCACGAGGAGCTGTTACATATCGCGCCACGGCGAACGGGAATGTGCGGTATCCACTCTCTTCGACAATCGTCGTCTCATCCCCGACATAGAACACCACGGAAGCGAACGGCATGTTCTTGGCGTCACGGCGGCGGGTGTCGCGCTCGGCGCGCGGGAACACAGCTTTGCAGAACTTCACTTTCTTCAGCGGGTTCTTGTCAGCATCATCCTTGATGCACTTCGGGAGCTTGTCGCCCCACTTCTGCACTGCTTGCCGCTGCGTGTACTCGTGGACCCAATAGGCAGTGTCGATCACGCCATTGTGGTCTTCGTCGAACCAAATCTCGGACAGGTGAACGGAGACATAGCGGATGCCGGGCCTGGCGTCATGGACATAAAGCACGCCGTTACCGAAGGCCCCGAGGCTCATGTAGGTCTCGTAGGCGCGGCTCGCAAAGTTTGCGCGCGGCGCATAGCGCACGGCGAACAGGAGATCGTTCAGATTGGACAGAAAATTGCGAACGTTGGACGATTTGTTCAGCGCTCGGTTCTTCGGCGCAAGCATGTGCCATTTGCTGGTCTGCGGCGTGACCAGCGTGTCAATAGCAGCGGCGAAGCGCGGGAGCGCCAACTGCGCCGTGCTATCGAACACGTCCTGGTTCAGGTTCGTGCCCGGAGCGTAGGTTGTGGTAAACCCGACAGATGTGGGGAGCACGACACGCGCGATTTTCTCCCAGGTCGTGTTGAAGTTCACACGATCTGCTTGGAGCTTCTTAAGACGCTCGCTCAGTGTCTTGGCGCGGTCATCATCCATAGCTTACTGCCCCACGCGGCTAGTTGTTCCGAGGTTCGGCAGACCGCTGTCGCTGGTCAGGATCGTTGTCTTCCGGCCCTGGCGGCGCGCTGCTGCGTCTTCCAAGTTGATCTTGGCGGTGGCGTCATCCACCTGCGGAGCCGGCGACGGTTGAACCACCGGCGGAGGGGCAGCGGCTTTTGCCCCACCCCCAAATAATCCTGTCATAGCAATCTCCCTTACAGCTTGACTTCGCCAGTCCCCGCCGCTGTCACCATGGGCGGGCGAAAGTCGCCTGTCCATGAAACACGCCGGTTCGGCGAACGGGCGAACCTCCGCCCCATCATGGCGTATCGGCTGGCCGAGATCAAGTCATCATTTAGCTTCACAATCAAACCATCTTTCCGGTGGTACAGATTGAACTCGTTCAGCCACATTGTGCAAGTGCTGAAAACTTTCCAGCGCCCCTCGTTCATTCTTGTCAACATCTCCATAATGCCAGCTTCCACCCCGACTGACCCATCTTCGAACGTAACATGAGATGGATGCACCAGCAACCCGGCAGAACGGTATTGTTTGGCGAGTTGAACCCCCGAGCCCTTATCATGCTGGTTCCCGTCATGCGGCCACATCCACGGCAGGAGCCCGCCCCACTGCTTCAGCGTGGCGGCGTGGACGAGGGGCGTCTGCTTGGTCTCCCGATACTCGCGGGTCACATAGATCGTATCGGTGTCGCGGTCCCAGCAAAGCTCGACCCCGGCAAACGGGTGGTCCCACCCAAAGTCCATGCCGCCGACGCGCGCCCAGTGATCGGGGATGCGGATAGGGTCGATCTTGACCATGTCGTCCGGCAGATTAAACACCCGCCCCGAGCCGAGGACCGGGATGCCCTTGGTGCGGGCGTCTCGGGTGGCGTCATCATACGATGAGATGATGCGCTGTTTCTGCTCGTTCGAGTAATGCCCCACGTCTTCGATAGACATCTGCACGACGATACGGTCATTGCCGGGGCTTTGGAAGAACTTCATCACCACTTGGGACATGCCCTTCAGTGGTGTGAACGTAATATACACCATGCCGCCTGTGGCGTTCGTGCGGGTCACGGCCTCTTCATACACATCGTAGGGTGGCTCTTCGTCGAGCCACACGCCGTCCGCCGTGTCGGCCTGCCACTTCGACCGGCCCTGATCGAAGCTCTTGAAGCGGACCACCGACTGGCCGCCGTGGATGTGGTTGACCACGACCGCGTCGATGGCGTCCTTGATGCCGGCGCGGCGCTTCGGCTTTTGAGCGAAGCACTCGCGCGGGATAAGCCCGGTCCCCCAGGCTTCCTCAATCGACGGCGGGCCGACGAGCAGGCGCTGCATACCATCTCGTGTCAACTCGCCGCTTTCCGATCCGGCGAGCCATGATGTCGGCCGCGTCCACACACGCCCCTTCCAGCCGGGCGGGTAGCGGCCGGTCAAGTGGTAGGCAAGCTCGGCCGCGCCGGAGTACGTCTTCCCGAGCTGGTTGCCGGCGGCGAACAGGCGCTCGCGGTAACGGCTACCGAGTTCATGGAACAGCATCTGCTTCGGGTAAGGCCGGTAGTCCTCCAGCTTCGTCAGCTTGGCCTGCTCCTGCTTGGCCGCGTTGATGCGCTGGAGAAGCGCCTGGAGATCGTCGTCAGTCAGGGTGCGTAGGTCAGTCATCTGCTCTGGCCCTGTCGTCTCGCCCTGTGCCTCGCATCTCGAACGCAATCAGAAACAGCACACAGCACCCGGCGTGCCACAGATGTGAAAATCCGGTTTCCGGGTCTCTAGTTTCGCCTTCCCACCAAGCCGTCAGGTGTCGAATGGCTGCCGCATAACAGCGGCTCCAATCCATTCCTTTCTCCCAGTTTCTCGGGCTGTACTTAACGGCACCAAAGGCCAGAACTCGCACAATGCCGCGCACCGCGTCTGTCGGGAGCAGGTGCCACGGGTCTTTGCCATCGTCGAGTTTCCTGCCCTCCATCAGTCCCACTCCGCGCTGCCAGGCAGGATGATAGCCGGAGTGCTGGCGGTCTCCAGATCAACTTTCAGCATGATCGGGTGTTCTCGGTGCGGCTTGTGGATGCCGACCTTCGTGGCCTCGTTGACCAGGGCAAGCAGCGCGTTCCACGCTTCCGCGAGTTCGACCTTGTACTCCGGCGAGCCCGGTGGCAGCGGCGGCATGACGCCATGCCCGACGCCCATCCACTCAATCAGCCGATCGCGCGGTTTAATTTCTTCGCGCATATAGTTATCGTTGGCGACAGCGAAACGTTCAAACGCTTCCTGCAGCGCGTGCTTCACGCCGAGATCGCTCGTGACCTTGGCGATGGCCTGCGCGATCAGCGGCAGCGAGCCGGTGCGCAGTTCACGGACGATCTGCCGCGCCTTTCGCGCATCCGCCGAGTTCGTGGCCTCGATCCGGTCCGTGCGGTCAATCACCCGACCTTCCGGCTTCTTCAGTCGCGGGTCCGCCCGCAGCTTCGTCAGTGCATCACTCATCCCAGTTTCCCTTCCAATCTTTGCGCAAGCGCAGTGTCTTCTTGCCACACTAGGCGTATCAGTTCCGCCCGCGCTCGACGGCGTTCGTTCTCCAGAATGCGCTGGAACTTCTCTACCGCATCCGCAAGCAAGTGGGCCGGAGCGCCGGTCACCGCCCGCACCAGCATCTCGGTCAGCGCATCCGCCGGATCGCTCATCGCAGCACCCGTGCGTATTCGCTGCTCGCCCCGACCGTCCGGCCGCCCATGGTAAACATTCCGATCACCGTCCACACCGCGAGCCCGTAGAGCACCGCATACTTCTTCAGGTGGTCCATCATTCCCATTCAACCTCCGACTGAATATCTGCTTCTAAATCAACAACCTTTGTCAACCCTATCGACAGGCTTACCGGGTGCCCAGCCTTCGAACTACCCGGTGAGTAGCCTGGTTCGGTCGCCATGTGGAACGTATCGGCCGACTGCTTCACCATGTCAACAATCTCGGCAGGCGCGTCATAGTCGAGTGGGCGAACCACGGCGATCTCCTTGGCCTCGTCCTGCCGCCGCTTCAACTCTTCCGAGATTGCCGCTAGCAGCGCGTCTGCTGTCTCCGGGTCCATGGTCTGCCCGGCCGACTGGGTCACGTTCGCTTCGATCTGCTTCGGAATGAATGTTGCCCCTACGAACTTGATGAACTGGCCGGGAGCTTTGTCGGCAAATGCCTCCAGCGCCTCCTTGCCTTCCTTGATGAACACCTCACGGGTGGCCTTGGTCAGCCGGTACGCCAGGTCGCTCTGCTGCTGCTTGACGCTCATCCGCGCCGGCACCCACGCCGGTACATCCGACTTACCCGCTGTGATCCGCGCCAGCATGTGAATTTCAGCGATGATCTGCGCGTTGTGCATCCGCGCCCGCACCCCAGGGTTCACGATCCAGCGCGGGTGATCCTGGTAGTCCCGGCAGATTACAATCTTCCGATCTCGGTCGTCGAACCAATCCCGCGTGTCGTCCTGGATGAACGCCTCGCCCTGCTGCACAGCACGCGGCACGAACTGCCACATGCGGCTGTCTTCGGGCGGCAGAACTCCGGCTGGTAGCGGCGCAGGCAGATGTCCCGCCCCCGAGCCGAGCGGGCCGGGCAGTGAACGCGCCAATCCTGGGTCAACTCCCTTCCGGGGCATGGTGGTCTCCTTTGTTGCCATAGTGCCATGCGGGGCGGCTGACTGTCAAGCCCCGGCTGCGGGAAAACACGAGATTCCGGTTCGTTTTGTGCCGCTATAACACAAGTTTGCTAGTTCATATTCGGAGCGAAAATAGAAAACAATGGTTTACAAGTTCAGATGGACCCGAAAACTGTGGAGTTAGACCCGCGCGGCGCTGTGCAAATCGTTTGGGGGCTCCCCCTACCCCCGATCTCGAATGTTGTGAACGCCGCGTTTTCGCACCAAATCGGCCGGGTGCGCCGCCCGCAATGCCCTGAAGCCCTGATTTGGCGGGTTGAACGGGCCGTTCAGGTTTGAAAATAATAATAATAATAGTTTGCAATTCAGCTAAGTCATTGATTTCATTGAATAGTTTTCGAAGGCCCCGCCATATCGTCAATTCAGCTAATCCGCCCGAACGTCACTCCCCCGCCTTTTCGCCCTGCAATCCCGTAAACTTGCGTTTTGTCATACCTGTGAACGGCCATAGATTGCGCCCTTTGCTGTTACGCCCCGTCACCTGCCTGGCGGGCGCAAAGCGTCCCGCATCGGCAAGGGACGAAGCGTTGCATGAACCGTTGACAAAGCCGAATTATTCGGCTTGTCTTGTTGTGTTGATTTTTTCTGATAGATCTGATATAAAGCTGTCAGATAGCCGTTACTCAGTAGCTAGGAGACATCATGAGAATTAATGGAAAGTTTTCACCCTCCACCGTGAATGGAGACGCCTTGCTAGATTATTTTTCGCCCTGCCCTGTAGAGCAAGTCCGATGGCGCTCGGCCGATGAAGCCCGCGCGGCCGGCGTGTCGAAAGCGCGCATCGTAAAATTACTGAAGCTGGAAAACAGGCCGGCCGGCAATCGCCCCTGCTATGGACGCGGCGCAATCGTCATGTGCTCTGGTCATCAGCTATTGACAGCCGATATAGCTGATGCGCTGACGCACGGCTATTGCTGGCCCTGGCATCGCGGCGCGTCTACCCCGTATCTCGCTATCCCCGGTCGCTTTGATAAAGCCGTGACGAAGCTACTCCACCGCTACGAACAAAGCGAGCACGATGCATTAAAGGCGATTATCCGCCTTGTCGTTCGTATTGATGAAAACGGCGCGTTCACCTGGGGCGTCTCGCCACACGACAGCAAGCCGCGAGGTCACGCTATTGAAGGCGCTATGCTATCCGCCCCGCGCGGGAGATATCTCACGATAGCAGGTGTCGCATTCCTGTTTGACGATGTTAAATACATGTTATTGAACGGCTTCTGGCCGTGGGAAGCGCCCGCGTGGGATTGAAAATAAAAATTTTCAAAATGTGAAAATAAATATTGACAAACAGATATAACACAGCTAGATATAAATTTATCGAAACAACGAACGCGGGGTTCACAATGTCAAGATTTAATCCATTCGTCAGAGTAAAAACAGAACGTGGCGCGCCGATGGGGCGCGCTGGAGACGATATAAACGATATTCCTGTTAACGGGAAATTATACACCAAACACTGCGGAGGTGACGGCTATTATGATCGCGGTGGTGTCTATTGGGGGCACGGGCGTGTCGTGGCCGTTTATACTCGTGGCGGCGCGTTTTGTGTATATATAGAAGCCTCCACAACGGCGCAAGCGCTGAAGATAGTAGAACAAGCACGAGCTGAAACCCGCTAAAGCGGGTCGCGAGCGAATGGCCCCGCTCGCCTGACGATGGCAGGCCCTTGGAGTAAAGATCATGTTAATGATTACAGAACTTGCAAACGGCAATCTATCCGTAAAGGCAACGGATAACGGAGTTGAATTAATCGAAAACTACATTAAAAGCGAACCCTATAACATGATATGGTGTGACCTTCTGGAAAGTCATTCATCGAACGGCTCATACAGCTATTTTGATAGCGAAACGCGGATGACGAACCCGCTCGCACTGACTGGCGCCCCGTGTATTGCTGAAAGCATGCACTATGATGATGACGGCGAAGCTACAGCAGAGGGAAAAAACTGGTATCTCGCTGATTACGCGACTTTCGATGAGATGCGGGCATTGATGCACGGAGAAGAAGTCATTTTCAACCTGATAGAGCAAGAGTGAATACAAGATACGGCGCGGGTATCGCGTGACACTTGCCGAAACGCCCCGCCGGGGCGTCGGGCGAGCATTGACCGGCTCACCCCTGAAGATGGCGGGTCGCACAACACGAGGTTCAACATGATTAAACGCTCTGCTGTAACAGAGGCGGGTAAAACCGCCTTTTTAGTGAAAGAGTACGTAAGGGAAATAGCCGCTGAGTGCTATGACCCGGAGGACGAAATGCCTTTTCTGTACATGGCTATCGGTCAAGAAGAGTGGTGTGTAGCGGTTAATGCGCTAGGCATCGCGCTTCTTGAAAAGCACGAGAGTACAGCTGACGCCCAGTTCAGATACGGGGGAGACTGCTATGACCCACGCTTGGCAAAAATAGCTGAACGACTTAACTGGCCTCAGTAGTAGATCAGGGGACTGAAACGCCCAGTTAAAGACGCTGGACTACCTGATTTACTGATTGCGAAACGCGGGGCCTATCCCGCGTCCTGCGGCATAGTGCCCCAAACCGCAGCTGATGAGCACGGGGCGTAACAAGGAGAAAGCGGCATGTCTAACAACAAAAAATACGAGTTCACCGGGGAAACACACACTATGCTCGGCGGCGTGACCCTAAAGCGCATCAGGGCACTCGTGGCGATAGGAGATTTAGCCGCCGGCACAGTCGGCGGGTGGATTGAGAACGAAAACAATCTGTCGATTTGCGGCAACGCGTGGGTCTCTGACAACGCGTGGGTCTATGACAACGCGCGGGTCTCTGGTGACGCGTGGGTCTATGGCAACGCGCGGGTCTCTGGTGACGCGTGGGTCTATGGCAACGCGCGGGTCTCTGGCAACGCGCGGGTCTCTGGCAACGCGCAGGTCTATGACAACGCGCAGGTCTCTGGTGACGCGCAGGTCTCTGGTGACGCGCGGGCTACCAAAACGCCCATCACCATATCCGGCCTCATCTATGTTGTGACTCTCACAGACAAGCATATGCAGTGCGGATGCGAAACGCACCTGCTGACCGAATGGCAAACATTTAATGACCGCCGCGTAGCAGCCATGGACGGCGTGCGATCCACGCGCTTCTGGAAAGAGTATGGCTATGTACTTATTAGCATTGCCAAAAACACAGGACGTATTCCGGAGGAAAAATGATGCACTGGATCACTGTGACCTTCGCGCTTGGCGCGGTCCTCTGGTGGATCGCTGCGGACGATGAAGCCGCAATGCGGACCTGCACCGTTGACACGGGGCAAGTAAACGCATAAATTTTTATGTGAAAGGAGAATGCTACATGTTGAACGTCAAACAAATTGCAGAGAAGGCGGCCAGTGAATTCCATTGGTCTTTGCGGGACGACCCGACCGCGTGGTCTTTGGGTGCGGTCACGCCCGTTGAGGTGGTGCAGAAGTGCAATGAGGTTGCTCGCGAAAACGTGCAATCCGCGCTATCCCGCGCCCTAGGAAAGCTGTCGGAGTTTATTGCCACAGAGATGGATGTGGCAATTTCAGAGGACGGCCCCCTCGCGGACTTACACAGTGTATTGTCCAAGCATGTTGAGGGATTGGACGCTGAGTTATCTAGAGTGCGGGCTGCTGCTGACTGGCAAGCACGAGTTGATGCGCTTCGCGAAGCATTTGCGACAGCTATACAAAACAACTGTCCGGTTCCGGCACTTCGCATCGCTGATATTCTAGCCTACGCGTATACAGATGACAGGCTTCGCTCTCCCAGACTGCGCGAGGGGCTCGCCATGCTCATTCAAGACGAACCAGTTGAGGCTGACTGGGATGACGAACCCGCTCCGGCTGCTACACCCGTGCGCCAGCGGAAAGCGGCAGAGCCGAGCGGTCCGGTTCCTGCGCTCATCAAGCTCGCTATCTCAGCGGGGTTTCTGGATAGTGAAATGGCTGACATTCTCGGGCTATCGAAGTCCTACTACTCGCTCATCCGCAACGGAAAGCGGCCTTGGCCTGGCATGAAACCAAACCAGGTGAAGCTCCTAAAGACGGAGGTTAATGCCAGGGCAGGAGCGCTTGCGAAAATTGATGCCGTGCTTGACGCTGGCGCAGTGCTAAAGCCGGACGGCGTGTGATGACGAAGCGGCCGTTCCAACACATCATTACGCTGGACCTGCCTCTTCCACCTTCTGTGAACCGCGCGTTCGCCGCCCGACGGGGATCGCATCTCACCATGAAGACGGCGGGCTATCGGTTCTGGCTGCGCGAAGTCAAAGAGACCCATGGCAGGGGTGATAACCTGCCACGGCTCGGGGATCGCCCTTACGGGCTGTGGATCGATCTGTCCCCGGAGGTTCGCGGCGACATAGACAACCGCATCAAGCTGCTGTCGGACAGCTTGAAGTGCCCGGACAAGCCGGTGCAGCACGGGCTCGGGATCGTCGTGGACGACAAGAAAATGCGGGGCCTGCATGTTGAGCTTTGTGAAGGCATTGCGCGTGACAGATGCCGCGTGACGGTGGTGGATATGAGCATTTGGCCCGGCTACGTGTGCATGAGGGTGGAAACATGAGCAGCTGTTGGAACGTATCGCAGGCCGCAGATCAAGTGACCCTTGCCTGTCCGGTGTGTGGTAGCAGATTGAACAGAGTGACCGATAGTCGGTCACATAAAGGTGTAAAATTCAGGCAGCGCACATGCGCAACGTGTTCTGAAAAGTTCACAACGGCTGAGCAGACTATAGACACATCGATCTACGATGTGATCGTTAAGAACCAAACGTTTAAGGTGGTAGATGACCGAGAAACTTGAACAATACCAGATCGAAGGCGCAGCGTTTCTCGCGGCCAACTACCGAGCGTCTATCTTCGACGAGCCCGGTCTTGGCAAGACCGCGCAGGCCATCCGCGCCCGCGAGTTGGTGAAGGCCGAGCGGTCAATCGTCATCTGCCCGGCTGGCGTTCGTCAGGTCTGGCCGTATCAGATCAGGCTGTGGGGGCGGGATAACGCCCGCGTGGTCAAGGCGGATAGCGTGTTTGACCTAGTCGCCTGGCAGCGCGGCAAGGTGGATGTGCTCGTGATGAGCTACGAGCAGGCGGTCAACTGGGCCGGCGACATCGCGAGTGACTACTTCGACGCGCTCATCATCGACGAGAGCCACTACCTGAAGAACCCGGAAACCAAGCGCACAAAGGCCATTGTCGGCGAGAAGGGTGACGGCATCGGCGGCATCGCTGGCTTTGCCTCGCGGGTGTGGTGCCTGACAGGGACGCCGATCAAGAACGATCCGGCTGACCTGTGGATTCCGCTACGTCTGTCCGGCCAGACCAAGCTCGACTTTACCGCGTTCCAGAAGCGGTTCTTCAAGCAGCGCGTCGGCACGTTTAGCGTCGCCAACTCCGTGCGCAAGGAGGCTTTGCCAGAGCTTCAGGCCATGCTTCGCGATATGTCCTTGATGCGGACGTTCGACGACGTGGGCTCGTCGCTGCCGCCTATCCGTTTAGACGTGTTGCCGGTTGACGGTGACAGCTGCTCGGTCACGGAATACCTGAAGCAGTATCTGGGCCTGTCCGAGCGCATCATCCAGAGCATCGAGACCGAGGGGCGGCTGGCGTTCGAGGACGGCACGCACATCGCCACGCTTCGAGCGCTGATTGCCGAGGCTAAAGCGCCCGGCTACGCCAAGCTCATCACCGAAGAACTGAAGTCCGGCACAATCGACAAGCTCGTCATCATGGCGCATCACCGCAAGGCGATCCAGCTTGTCGCTGACCACCTGAACCAGCACGGCATACGGGCTGAGACAATCGTCGGCGGCACAAGCGAGCGCCAGCGTGAGTTGACAGTGCGCTCATTCCAAGATGATCCGCGCGGGGTTCGCGTGATCGTCGGCAACATCACGGCCGCCGGGACGGGCCTCACCATGACCGCCGCCTGCCGGCTCGACATGCTCGAAAGTTCATGGACCCCGGCCGACAACGTTCAGGCC